CTCGTGGTACTCGCGCACGGCCTTTGCCAGCCGGCCGAGCGCGAGCTGGCGCGCCAGGTTGCCGGCCGGGGCTTCGGACCAGGGGAGAAATTCGGCGGCCGCGTGGGCGAGGGCCTCGGCGCGCGAGAGGCGCTGTTGCGCCTCCTGATAGTATTTCCCGACTTCCCCGGCAAACGTTGGGTCTCCGAGCTCGTCCCCTGTCATTGCTCACCCCATTTCTTCCATTCCGTCACGTGCCGCTGCATGCGGCAGTACCCGGCCATCATATCTTCGTCGCCGGCCCGCCATTCTAAGACCAGGCGCGCTATTTCATCCTCCAGCGCCGCCCGCGCCACGCCAGCGGCTGCCCGCCGCCAGAACTTTTCACCGCGCGGGCCGTCCCCGAGCCGACCGATCTCGTCGAGTGACCACCAGTTGCCGGGATTGAAGCCCCAGGTTTCCTTTGCGTCCTGGACGAAGAACCACTCGCAGCCCGGCGGGATCGGTGGATGTGTCATTTCAAATCTCCGCATCCACGCTGATCGTTACCCGGATCGGCCGTAACCCAGGCCATCCTCCGTTGTGCTTATTAATTGCTCGCAGCGAGGCATTGACCGGCATGATTTTCCCGCCGGCGGTCTTGAGCCAGACAATCTCGGCGTCGCAACTACGGCAGACGGCCATTCTTTACGCCCCCCTGATCTCGACATAGGTGCGCGCGGCCTTGCCGGGACGCTGCTCGTATAGCCAGTTCAGCCGCGGGTCGCCGTCGTCCAGGCCCAGCGCATCCGTGATGCCGTCCCGCACATGTTTTTGGCTGGCCACCAGATTATCGGAATCGAGGAAACGTGGCGAGCAGCGGGTCAGTGTGATCCGCAGCGGAAGCCGCAAGGCCGCCAGGTTGCGAGCCGAGGCGGTCGCCAGCCGCGCGGCGAGGCGCTGCGCCTTCGCGCGCTTTTGTCTCACGCGCCAGTGCTCGTGAGCGTTCATTTCGCTCACCGTTGTTACGGCCACGATATAGGCCGTCACGTTCGAGATCGACATTTCAGATCCTCTTCTGAGCGTTGAGCCTTTAGATGAGACTTCGCCGGCTCACCAGGCTCCGTATGCGTCTCTAATTTGCCCGCCTTGATTCCGGCCACGTCTATCGTCCCGCGTTCCTGGCCGGCTCGCTTGGTTCCGTAGTCCGACCACGTCGCCTCGCCATCCTGGATGGCGGCATACATGGCTCTGAGGTCGCTGAGTTCCTTCGGTGCGACCTGGGATAGCGGATGCCCGAGATAACCCTCCAGGTCGCTCGCCTTGACTCCCAACAAGGCGAAGGCATCGACCAGCGCTTTCCGCTTGGCGTCAGGGTCTTGTGCGTCGCCCTTCGCGAGTGTCGCCTCGACGACTTCCATCGACTCCTCGATAATGTCCTTCGGGATCAAGCGTAGCCCCATGTTCCGGATGATCTTCGACTGTGCGGCTGCGGTCTTGTTCGCGAGGTCGTCTTCCGTGGCCCGCACAAGGTAGACCTTCTGGCCGTTCGAGTTCGTCCGCTCGCTAAGCTGGATCATGCCGTACTTGATATCCTTCCTTTCGACCGTCTTTTGTAGGCATACGTCCTGTCCATAAGTGATGTTGGTTTCGAGGTCAGTAACCGAGACGTTGACGACGCGCTGGCTATCGTCTTCGTGGGTCACATGACAGGCCACCCGGACATTTCCAAACGCCTGGATGGCTTGCTCGGCGTACCGGATCGACGGCCCGATGATTGCCTTGCCGGCGACCGGCTTCGAATACCGGGCCGCCTCGGCGAAGCGCGGCCGCCGGCACGCCTTCAGGATCGCCGCGCGAGCGTCGTCAATGTTCCGCGGCCGGTGGAGCGCGATCGTATACGCGGCTTCAATAGTGGCCTTGGACATGGATGCCGCGGCGGAGGCCGCGAGTTCCCCAGATGCCCGCTGTGTTGCCTGGCCGAGCCCCTTCTCCTCACGTGAGACGATTTCGTTTGCTGGCATGAGTTACCCCTATTGTCAGATGGCGACGACTACACGCCGCCGGAAGAACGGGCACGTCCGCGCGTACCCGCAAAACTTTGTCGAACAAATCCAGTGATCTGCAGGAGCCGGATGGTATACGCCTTTCTCGATAGCGTTCGCGTGCGCCTCGACACGACGCAACAACACGCCAAGGTCCGCGTCCGTCCGCGAGGTCGAGAGAGACAGCGACTTCGGGACCTTTGTTTTGATGAGTAGGTCCATCCGCAGATCCGGTATCTCACCGTCGAGCGTCTTTGCCGCGAGCGCGTACATGCTGAGTTGCTCGGAGTCGTCGGCCTTGTTCCTGTCCGCACGCTTGGCCGTCTTCGTGTCTATGATCCGGCCAGCCTTCCGGCCCGAAACGACTATCTCTTGCAGGTCGATCCGGCCGGCGAGGTCGAACGGGAAGCCGGAGAGCTCGAGCACCCAAGGCCGCTCCACATGCGCGGGCTTGATGTCCGGGGCCAGCCCCTCGTGATGCAGCGTCGAGAGCGCGACCGTCGTATCGACCGCCTCGCCAACGGAGGCCTTGAGGTCCTCCCCTTCATCGAGCGAGACGCCCTCTTTCTCGACCTTGAGGTTCACCGCGTCGCGGGCCGCCTGCTGCACTTCGGCCAGGGCCAGGAGCTTCCCGGTAGAGAGCTTCTCTTTCATGTCCCGTTCGATGGCGACATGAGTCGCGCTGCCGACGATCAGGGCAATCCCCGGCGGGATTATTTCGCCCTCGACGTATCGGCGCCGATACTGCTCCCCGCAGCGCTCAAACATCGCGACGTGGCTATAATGGATCTGAGGCTTAGGCATTTGGCTCGGGCTCCTGATTCGGCTCCGGCTCGAATTGTGGCCACTCTTCTTCCTGTCCTTCCAGGGCCTGCCGTTCTCGCTCTAGCCGTTCGTGAATCTCGCGCCTTTGGTGCTTCCGGCGATCTTCTTCCTCACGCTCGGCCTTGACTCTTCGTCTGCGCTGCTCTGTTTCGATGGACTGGATCTCGTCATCCTTGGCCCAACGTAAAGGCACGTTACTGTGGTGCCAATACTCGTCCGCCGCGTCTTTCATCCGGCGCAATTCAGAGTCGGACTTATAGCGTAGATTCTCGCTCATTCTCCGCCTCCCGCTGCCGTTCCGGCTTCGACTGCCTCGACCTCCGACTCCGGAATGTTCGATCCATCTACGATCTGAATCGCCGCCGGCGAGGAGTCCTCCACCCGCTCCATCCAGATTTGTAGATCGTTGTCTTGAGCCAGCCCCTCGAGCTGCGACATACTGGCCTTGTCGAGCAGCGAGGCGTCACGGATGAAGATAACGCGCAGTGTCGGATTCGCAGAGCACGCCAGCGCAACGCCGATTCGGATTTTCTCGGACGTGGACGCCTGCTCAAGCGGGATGCCGTTAAAAATCACACCGCCGTCGTCTCCGATGGTGAGCCCCGGAACAGGGAATTTGGCCGTCGTCAGCGCCGCGGTGCGCTCGTCACGAATGCGCTGCACCGCAATCTCAGCCTCTGCCGCTGCCCTGCGGGCGACCGCCACGGTCGCAGCCGTGGCCTTCCGAACGGAGGCCGCGCGTACAGCCGCGTTCGTTACCTCCGCGGTTTTCAGTTGCGATTCTATTTCCGCGATGCGTACAGATACGTCCGGACTGTCGGACAAGAGTCTTGTCATCTTTTCGATTGTGGCCCGTAGCCAGTCCGCGCGCTTCTCGATTTCCGCCAATTCTGCCGCGGATGCCGTGATCTGTGCTACGCATCGATCCCGCGAGACCTGCATCTTTAGTAGTCTTGATGACTCGTTCATGAGGTCGGCCACCGATACGCCTTCCTCTGGAGTCCCATCCGCCGGCCGCGGCATTCCGTCAAGCTGGGCCTGCAACCGCTTCAGGTCCCGGTTTAGGTCGCGTCGCCGCTCCTCGGCACCGAGTGCGCGGTTTGCGTTGTCGTCCAGGTCCAGCGCGGTCGGGCAGATGGAGAGTAGTTCTTTCGCTTGGGCCTTCGAGTCCTTGAGCGAGAAGGCGAGCGGGTCAAACCCGACAACAGCCACCAGCTTGTCGAGCATCTCCTGTCCACGGCCGTACTTCGCCCCTTCGCGGTTGCAGACCTCCAGATACGAGTCGATCTCGGTGAACCGCCGCGTGACAACAAGGTCCTCCGTCTCGAGCACGACATAAGCCTTCGCCTTCCCCGAGCGGAGCGGCTTCTGCGGCACGGCGTTCTTGCCGCGTAGCGCCATCGCGATCGCATCCAACACGCTCGATTTTCCGGCGCTGTTCGCCCCGGTGAGAATGACTGATCCGGTCTTCTTGTCGAGTTCGATCCTGACGGCCCGGATTCTCTTGATGTTGCTCGCATGGAACCCGACGATGTGTTGTGGGCGCATTCGTATGTCCCCCTTTACGGATTTTCCTTAGGAGCTGGAATCCTCGCCCCGTACTCGTCCGCGGGCACGGTGGCTTTTGCCTCGACCTTTTCAACGTTGACCACCGCGTGCAGGTCCACGCGCGGCGGCGCCACGCTTACGGTTACCGGCGTCGGGTCCACGTTTACCGTGACCGCCGCGTCGGGCGGCTCGACCGTCACGAGCGGCGGACTCCCCGGCAGCACCGAAACGTTCAGCGTTAGCACGGGCGCGGGCGCAGGCGGAATGGCAGGGACAGTCGGGGTCGAAGCAGCAGCGTTGCTGGGACGATCCGAATCGATCGCTGGAAATGTGCGTCCAGTTACCGAAAAAATCCACCAGCACGAGAGGATGGTTCCGGCGCAAATAAGCCACACCCCAGCCGTCCAGGCGCACAGCCGTCCAAAGTCCAGTTGCATGTTTCCTCATTTCTCCGCCACCGGCTTAACGCGCATGTGCGACACCAGCCAATCGGCCAATTCCAGCGCCTGTTGATCTGGCAGATAGAACGTATTTCCGCCGGGCGGGAAGATCTGCACTCCTCCTAGTTCCAGCCGCGCCGCGATACGCGCCCCCCCGCTGAGGTCTAGGTGGATGGTCGGTTGCTCCGCCCGCGCTCGCAGGATCAAATTGCGCCAGCCGCCCTGGTCATTCATTCCGCCCCCCTTTTCTTGCCCGGCGGATATCCACCAGGAAAACGAGCTTCGCCGCCGGGCTCCAGCCCGAATGCGGGCGCGATAAAATCCCGCTCCGGACGTTCTCGCACCACGCATCCAGATCCAGGATGCGGCGCTGGAGATCGCCGGTCGGCAGCGCCGCCAGGGTGGCCAGGTGCATGGTCATGGCCGGGCCGGGATAGCGCTTCGCGTACGCGGCGACAACGCGCTGCTCTGCCGGCGTGAGCCGGGCCAGCGCGGCCTGGTCGTCTCGGTAGCGTATCGTGGTCGCCAGACAGCGCGCGTCCCGCGCCTCGCAATCATCCAGGATGGCGTCTAGCTCCGTATCGGCCATGGCTCCTCCCATTATTTTTTTGCTCCCGGCTTGAGTTTTTTTAGCGGCCGCCCCTGGCTCCGGGCGCCCGCGATCCCGCGCAACCGACGCCATGATCGGAAAGAACTCACTCGCATCCCCAGCTTTTTCGCCGCGGCCTCGTCGTCTCGCAGAACGAGCCAGACTTTCAGCCGCGCCGTATGTTCTTTTTCGTTCATGGGCAGCTCTTCTATTCCGGGCTCCCACGTTTGCAAGCAAAAAAAAGAATTTTTAATGCTAATTTTATTCATGGTGCCACCAGGTCGCTATTCGGGCGTGGATATAGCCGGCGGTCGCGATGAGCACGACGATGACGCCGGCGTCCCAATATTCGGCCATCAGGCATATCCCGATGCCGATCCCAGCACAGGCCAGCAGCCGCTGGAGTTTCCACCTTTTCCCGGTCGCCTCGATGGTCTGCGCCGCGACCGGATGTCCGCAGCGCGGGCAGGCTGGCGCCAGAGCCGAGACGTCGGCTTGACACGCGGGGCACTGGATTAGGCTGTTCATGTCGTCCTTCCTTTCCGCGCCCGCAGGCGCCGCCGCAAGCTCCGCCCCCGGCCGATTGCCGGTGCGGTACTACCTGCGTTTTGATCGAGAGGCAGCCGGCCGCAAAAAGGGCGCTGGCTAGTTACCACCCTTCGAAACCTTGCCCATCGAGCCTGAGAGTCGCCCTCAGGCAGCCCGGCCCGCCGTCGAGCGGCACGACGACGTGGGGGCGGAACCTCCACGTGTCCGGAGGTTCGGTTTTTTCTCCCGACGCGAGGCGTCGGAGTGCCCCGGCAGTGGGGCAGGTCAGGACGCGATCATTCGACGAGACATCACCCCAGCTCGTCCGAGCTGGGACCAGGTGACGCGCGGCGCCGCACTCGGGACAGATGAACATTTCGTCCGGCCACGCGGACGTATCCGTGGCCTCTTCGACGTCCAGGTCCGGCTGACGACACGATAGCGCACGGATATATCCGTGCACTATCTCGCACGTGTCGTCGCAGTCCGAGATTACGACGCGGACTGCGCACCGAGCGCATACTGACTCCGAATGACCAAAAAATTTAATCACGATTACCTCCTTCGACTTCCTCCCGAATATCGGCGAGCCGCTGCTCAAGCTCCGCCCGCCGGTCGTCCGACAGACCAGGGTAAGCCAGCTCCTTCCGGTAGGCGGACCCTAACGCCTCCCGGCAATATGCCAGCAGTCCGTGCGCGGTCAGTCCGCGCTCGGCCAGACCATCCTCGTCCACGTCCGCGACACCCTCCTGGAGTGTCGCCGCGAAGTGCTCGCGGCTCCACCCCAAATCCTGACAAAACTCCTCGTATGGATGATCCATCTTCCACCCCTTTCCGCGCCCGGAGGCGCCGTCTTAAGCTCTGCCCACGATCACCGCCCCGGCCCTGATCACCGCCTCGGACCGGGACATGAGTAGACATAGCTAGTCCAGTGCCATTTTGTAACATAATTTAATGTGTTACGGGGATTAGACTTACGATTCTACAGCTTTTCCGGTTGACACTTCTCGTCAGTTTTTGTGACAAAAGTTGTCTGCATATTGACATATTTTGTCACAATATCGCCGACAAGGCGGCAGACAGACACGCCAGTCGTGGCCGCGATCCGGTCGATCTCGTCACGCGCAACTCGTGACACGCGACCAGTTACGACGCACGGCGCGCCATATACCGATGGGCGCCCGCGCGTGCGGCTGCGAGATTTCATGTCCGACCCCACGCAAAACTTGAGCCTATTTTGTCACTTTATTTCTAAGCTGTTTTCGTGCGTGGATGGCACCTCCGGTCACTCACGGGCCAGCATGCTGGCCTGAAATCCGACGTCCGGCAACCAGTAAATCTCTTGCGTGTTGTCTCCGAGCGGAACCGGGGAGCCGGCAACTGAAAAAAGAAAACCTTGCACGATTTCGCCCGGATTCAGGTCCGGATAAAATCCGCACGAAAATACAGCCCCCAACGTCATCGGGAACACGACCTCATCGCAGCTGGACGTCGCCGATATACTGATAGTTGGCAGCGCCGGTTTCGTGTTCCAGGTCACCGTTTCCGGATTCCAACCTTCTAGCATCAGATAGACTTTTGCCGTAACCGCTTCGGTCCCAAGCGTCGTAAATTCCTCGTCGTTCTGCGCCCATGTCGCGGATAAAAACATGTCAAACGTAAATTGCGCGTAGCCGAGAAATAACTCGGGCTCCACAAATTTAACTAGACCGTACACCGTCCGCTCCGTCTGACTCAACCACGAATGGATTGCGGTGCAATCGCCACTGATGACAGTATCCGGCTGCGTATCATCCACCTGGTTCAGCACAAGATCTTGATTGTTCGCCGAAAAGTAATGATATGGCTGTCCGGATAGCGGGCGGAAAACTTTTCTGCGCGTCGCGCTCATTTGAACCTTATCGTGATCGAGTTGACCGTTGACGTACAGTCCGCTTCGTTCATCGTGACCCGACAGCGCACGCCATAAATCGGTAATGTGTATATCGGACTCACGGGGATATAGCTCGAAAGCCCAATTCCGGATGCACCTGAAAACGAGAGGCTCTTCGACGCGCCGTCCTCAACCTGCGTATTGAACCCAAACCCGATCCCGAAATTCTCGGTATCTCCAGTCGCCGTATTCCAGGTCAACTCATCCGGATTCCAGTCCACGGTAACACCCCGGATGTCGATGTTGATGCCCAGTTCCTTCCCCGATCCGGAGTTGTTCTGAATCGCCGGAGTAGTGATGTCAGCGATGATCAATCCATATACCGCCACACCCTTCCCATGCCCAAAAACGACGCCGATATCCGGCGCCTTGAACGGGCGACTGAATCGCGCCCATACTTCCCGCGTTATATCGCTCGCGGACGTGTCTCGGAACAGCGGCCCTTGAAGTCCAACGGCTATGCTGTCCGGCGCATCGCTTTGAATGAAATTGTAGCTTGTGACGGTAATACCGCCGCCGATCGGGCGTAAAACCATACGACGTAACGCGCCCATCAGGCCACCTGTAACGTATAGTTGTTCGCCGGATCGTTCAGATTCGTGATTGTCAAATTCGTCCCGTTCGCTTTTAGCTCTCCTCGCGTCAGGTTGCAGGTCGTCACCGTCCGCGCGCGATTGGATTTCTGGAAATCGACGTTGCCGCCATTGAGCACGAGCGTCGTTATCGTTCCGGTCGAATTTGAAACGAAATTTCCGCCGTAAACGTTCGCGGTCGTTACCGCCGCGGCGCCTTCGTTCAGCAAAATTCCGCCACTGACCGTGATCGTTGTCACCGTTCCGGCAGCCTGAAGGATATTGTCTCCGCCGCTCTGATCCCAGGTCGTTATCGTGGTCCCCGCGCCCAGGAAAACGCGGCTGGCCGTGCTGGTGTCGGAGACCGAAACCTTACGCACCGTCGAGGTTTCTCCAGGCACATCGACCGCCACTCCCACGCCGCCAGGCGCGAACCGAACGAAGATATCGGTACTCGCGTTTGCGGCCTTCAGCCGGATCGCCGGCATGCCGGCCTCAGCGGATGCCTGCGCCGTGTCGAAAATATCGACCGTCGCCGCCACGGCCGATCCTAGATCGATCTTCATCCGCTGGGATCCGGTCGGCGTTCCGGGCGCCAGGTTGGCGCCGAGCGCGACGGTTGTCGAGGCGATGGAAAGATAGGTCGGGCGATACTCGACATAATCGACGTTGAGCGTCTCCGCGTCGGCGGACGTTGCAAAATGATCGCGGCGAAGGCCGATCATGCCGGTATAGCTCTTGTCGATCCGAAGCGAGGTTAACTCGACGGCCGATTGCGCGAAGCCCCAGCAAATGTTTACCGCGTTGTCCTTGATTATCACATCATCCGCGGACACCGGAACGGTCGCCGCCGACCAGTTCGCGGCGACGCTCCAATCGTTCGGCCCGGAGTTCGCCGTCGTCATCGCGAAATCCGTTACGGTCCCGGTCCCGGCCCCGGAAACAGTCAGGGCCGCGACGAATGGAACCCCGGACGTGTCGGCCGTGCCGACGATGTTACCGCCGCTCCCGCTCCAGGTGATCGCGGCAAAATACGGATGGGTACTCGCATTGAGCGAGGCGCGCAGGTTCGTTGCGGTCGTGGTCGGATTTGTCGCTCCGACGGCGGAGACTGCCACGCCCCCGATGGTGACGGTGAAAGTATTGTTGGCCGGAGTCCCGTCCAGAGTATCGATGCTCCCGGTCTGCACTTGCGCCACCACCGCCGCCTGCCCGAGCCAGTATCTCGTTGCCACCCTACACCTCCTCGATCGCTTCGATTCCGGCCATATACAGCACCGGGAAACTTGCTCCGTCGTAAACGCTCACCAACTGTCCCTGCTCCATGATCGCGGCAGGGTCGGTCCCTTGTTCTGGCGTTAATTTCCAGACGCGCCGCCAAAAGCCGCCCTCTTCTCCGACCTCGTAAACGCCGTCCTCGTCATCGTCTCGTGAGACCAGGATCATATCGCCCACGACAACATCCTGCCCGTCCACGGTCGGATAATCCCGGAGCTCTATCGGATCGTCGTTATCGTCCGTGTCGGCGGTCGTAACAACCAAACGGCACAGGATCGTCTCCGCCGGCGCTCGTGCCGGTCGGCGAGCCTGCTGGGGAGGGCGCACGCCCTTTGTCCGGTTGATGGCGTCTACCATCGCGTTCCAGCCGGCCGCGGTAATCGGGCTGCCCGTCGAAACCTTGGAAATTCTCGCGAGCGGCTCGTTGAATTTATCCTCGCTCACAGATTCAGGCCCCCGAAGTTCGCCTCGGGATAAACGTCGAACTGCGCAACGCCATTAGGGACCTCTGGCGCCAGCGCCGATTGCTCCGGCGATGGCGGCTGTCCGGTTGTCGGATCGATATAGAGCACGGTGGCGGACCATGTATTTTCATTGCGGATGAATTCATACGTCACGTCGTATGTTTTCCCTCCGTCTTGAGACTGGAAATCTATGGCTGAACAAAGCCAGTAATGCTTTTCGTCTCCGCGAAACGCGCCCCCGTTGATCTTCCCGACATACTTTTTTATTTTATCGAAAGGATCTAGCTTTTCCCTGCGCGTGAATCGAAGAACGGGCATCGGCACCTGGATCTGTACTTCTCCAGTTTGCGTTTTAACGACCGAACCGGGCGCGTCATCGGTCCCTGTTTTGTAGGCATAAGAGATTTCCATTAACCGGCCTTTGGCGTCCAGGTTGGTTTGCACCGTCTGAGCGTTGGCGCCACCCGATATCTGAGCTTTACTGCCCGGAGAACTGCCGCCCCCGGAACCGGAAGGATACTTGTAATTGACCGTAACGAAATACGTCTCCGGGTCCTTGCACGCGACTCCGATAGACTCCACGACCAGCCCGGGAACGGCCGGGTGCGGCGTGCCCACCTGAGGAATACCGGGCGCGAACGAGGCGCGCGCTGTGCGGCTCTCCGGTGCGCCGGCAAGATCGGAGACGACGAACAGCCGCGTCGCCGTCGTCCCGGTTCCGGCGACGGTAAGGGCCGCACTTTCGACGACATCCTTGACCACGGCCATTACTGGAACACTCCAACGGGGCCGAGCTTGTCAACCGCACTTTTTAGTAGCTGGATGATCATGGTATTCTGCTTTTTATTGTCTTCATCGACCACGCTTTGTTTCTGTTGCGCCTGGCGGCTAAGGCCCTCGACGCTCAGGCGCGACGTATCGACTTGGCGGAATGTTCCCGGCCCGGCTTCTTGCGCCGTTTGCGGTATGAGCGCGGACAGGCCCTTCGCCGCCTCCGCCGCCGTGATACCGCCCTTCCGGAATAAATCGTTTGCCTCTTCTATTTTCGCTTTGATCTCATCCACCGGATCGACTATGGCGTCCCGGAATTTCTGCGCGCGGTCGGCAAGAGATTTCATATTTTTTTCGTTGATCTTATGAATGTCTCCAAACATGGAACTTATTTCCTTGTCCATATCGAAAAAGCCCGTATCCGCCTTAAAATTTTCCTTGAAGGCGGAGGCGTCAGGCGCCCGGTTCTTTACGGCGGCCTCGGACGCCATCTTGGCTTCGGACTTTATTTTGTTATACGTATCCGTCACCGCCCGGCTGTAGCGTCCATTCGTAAAATCTTCCCATGCTTTTTGAGACTCCTGTAGGAGGTTCGTATTGTCGCGTTCGGCCAGACGCAGTAGCTGGCGATAGTAACGGATATCCTCATTCGTCTTCGCACGCGACAACTGCGCCCGCGCATAGTCGGCCTGAAGCCCGGCGGAATACGACATCGCGTGCTTGTACAGGCTAATGACAACGGAAAGCCCGTCCGCCATTTGCGCGAGAATATTCACCGCGCCTTGAAGCGCGGCCGTAACTTTCGAGCCCATGCCTTCCCCGCTCGTCGCCCAGTCGGTGAAGAGTTTCGCGGCGGCTTCGATCAGCGGCGCAAGCTCCACGGCCAGTGAAATCCCGATACCCTTGAAAACATTTTTGACGTTAGTTAGCGCATCGTTTGCGCGCTCCACCATCCCGGCATCCACCCGAGAGAAGGAAATACCAAGACGCTCCGCCTCCGCCGCCGCCGCGTTCAATCCCGCCGATCCCTCCAGCAGGATCGGCAAAAGCCGCTGGCCGCTCTTGCCGAAGATTTCCACCGCCCGCTGCGCCTGCGCGACCGGGTCATTCAGCGCCACGATTTCGTCCGCGAAACTTTTGAATGCCGCGCCTGGATCGGTCCCGGCGGAAACACCCTTGAGCATCGTTTCGAGCCCGATCCTAAGCTCTTCCGCGGAGACGCCGCCCAGTTCCGCCGCGTGCTGGAATCCGATGAGCGTTTCAGTCGCGATCCCCATCCGGTCGCTCAGCTTTGCCGTTGCGTCTATCGTCTCCATCGCGTTTTTGACTAGCAGCGTAAGGCCCGCGGCCCCCGCCGCCGCCACGGCTATCCCAAACGTGCCCACCACGCGGCCAGCATCGGCCACGTCCCGGCCGACCGCCTTGAGTTCCTTCCGCATCCGCTTCATTCCGCGCTCGAAGGCCTCGGTTTGCGCGGTTACGGACACCGAGAGCGTGCGTATCGTGGCCATTACCGTGACTGCTCCAGGATCGCGTTATGCAGCCGCGCTCCAAAATCCATGATTGCGGCCAGGTCCTTGACATCGCGCTCGATCGGCACTCCGAATTTGGGCATAAAATCCCCAGGCGCGAAACGCTTGCCGCGCGAGGCGTGGATATTGGCCGTCAACGCCGCCATGATGCCCATACGCAAATCCGCCCGCTCCTCGCCCCACGGCTCCGCCTCGAAGTAAGCGGCCCAGTCCACGAATTCCCGGCTACTCATACGGTCGTCCAACTCCCGCACCGTCATCCCGAGCGCCAACGCAAGCCGGAACTTGAAGCGTTGTTCCGGGGGCGCTACTCTTTTTTTGCGTCGTCATCCTTCCCGTGCCCGTTGTGCTCCTGCGCCGCCTGGAAAATCGCTTCCAGTCCTCCAGCGGAAACGTTTTTCAAAAGCTCGATCTCGCTATCCTGGAATAATCTCGCGCCCTTTTCGTCGGCCAAACAGCAGGCCACATAGTAGCGCTTGAATTCGGCGAGCTTAACCGGATCGTCTTTTCCGGCCAGACACATGATCTGGAATTTCTCATACTCTCCCTGCATCATTGCCCGGACGTACACCGTCCCATTCCAGTCCGCCACCTCGACGGCCCGCAAGCGCTGGGACGAGGCTAGGATTTGTTCCCTCGTGAGCGTCATCCGGCCCCCTTCCCGGTCGCGTCGGTGACAACTTGCCGACTGGCGCCTGGTTTCTGTTTCTGCGATTTAGCTTCTTCCACGCAGGCAACGGCGGTACAAATGAGCCGACAGCCCTCTTCGTCTTCGCACGTAACGACCTCATCCTTTTTGTAGCCGCCCCAGTCTTGGATCATTCGCACTTTCATCGCTTTCTCCTAGAGAGCCGGAATCGACTCGGCGTAAACGACATCGAAATCCATCGAAATCCTGAACCAACCCACCTCCGTCCCGTCATCCGGCCTCGGCCAATCGTCGCGCTGCGCCTGGAGCAGCACTCGTTTTACCGCCACGCTCCCCCATGTAGCCGTCGTCTGCCCCTGGAGCGCGACGCGAAATGCTTCCGCGAGCGTCCGGGCGGTCGGCATGTCCCGCGCCCAACAGTCGATTTGAAAACTTGCCGTAACCAGTCCAGCAGCCGCAAGCGTATGATGCAAATGCGACGATCCGGTACGCTGATAAACCGCATGCGGCGCTCCAGCCGATGACGGCGCAATCCCCGGATAAAATCGAGGCGGGCTCCCGAGCAAGGCCGTAAGCCCAGCCGTCCCGGATACCTTGGAATAAAAAGCGTCGTGTATACTCATCGCGCTTTCGCCGCCCTCTCTATCCCGGCCCCGATCTCCGCTTTGATTTTTTCCAAGGTGGATTCCCGCAGGCTATCCATGGCCGCTCGCAGATACGACCGCGCCGGCATTTTGCGGGTTCCGAGCTCGACATGCGCCGGATAGTACCACTTCGATCCGGCCGCAATCCCAAGATCCGGCTTGGTGCCGGACACAACCTGCATCCCGAATTTCCCGCGTTGACGCGAGCGGAGCGTCACGATTCGCAGCGTGGCGGCCATGCGGCCGGTATCCTTCGGAGCGAGTTGCCGAGCACGCTCCAGGATCGGCTTCATCGCCTTCCGGATCGCCTTTTTTACGATCTGCTTCTCCAGCTTGTCCGGAAGCGCCTGGAGTTTCTTTTGCAACTCCAGGTCGCCGAGCATGAGGATGCTAACGCCCGCCATGTTAGAGCGCCTCCGCTTTGGCGGTTTCGCGTTCCTGTAGAAATGTATTCAGGTTGTCCACCGTATCCTTGTCCACTTTATCGTAGTGGCCCCACTTCCCGAAGTTCGGGAAATTCATAGCGCCGACGTGATTGCATTTTACCTTTGAACTAACGAAGGTCCGCGCCCCGGCGGCGTGAAGTTTCCTGGAAAAATTCCAGTCTTCCGACTCTTGGAAATGCCGCCATTCCCCATCGATCTTCCCGAGCTTTTCGCGATACTCGAAAAATACCGGCGGACAACCATCCGCATCGGTCGAATACCACAGGCGCTTGCGCATATCGGCAATCCACAGCCCATTGTTGTGCAACAGATAGGCGTCCGTGAATCCGGCATCCGTGGCGTCGAACGTCTCCGGCAGGTCCTCAAGTTCCCGAACGGTGAAGCGCTTTAACGGTGTCCATGGCTGGCGCGGATCTCCGATCCCGCTGCTTGTAAGCCCGCGCGGGTCCTTGATCGCCACCGCAACGGAGATCAAATCCGCTTCCATCCGATCCATTTCCGCCATTAGGATATCGAGCCAGCGCGGGTCCTGGTTTCCAGGCTCGCCCATGAGCGGACAAATGTCGGAATGGATCATCGCGAAATGAGTGATTGCGCCGGCCTGGCCCAGATTGAGCGCATTTTTCCATAGATTGTTAAAGTTTCCGTTGCTCCCGCCCGAGCCGCCAACCTTCGTTTTAATCGTTTTCGATGCGCTGAAAATTGCGTGGGCGGTGTCGAACTGGAGCGATGCGCCAGGAAATCCGAGCAGAACGACCGGCTGAGTCAGCGCGCTCGACGCTTTTAGTTTCTCTTCCATGCCCGCCACCTCGCACTAGTCGCGTCGTATTCCAGGTCCGCAGCCTGTTTCGCCGCGAGCGTCAAGCTCACCCCTGTTGAGGAAAGAATCTGATTCGACGCCGTTGAAGTCGATTGTTCGACCAGAACTAAATCGTTCGAGCCGACATTCACTATCGCAAGCCGCTGGCCCGCCGCCCCCGCAACGATCCCGGTCAGATTCCGCGATTGGTCCGTAGTTACGCGAAGCGTCGTAACTCCGGCGGCCAGAGCGTAATCGTTCGTATTTGCAGTCAAGGCCTCCAATGCAACAGACCCCGTGGCTGCCGTCGCGTCGCCGGTCGCGATTAGATGCACGGCGGAAGTTAATGCCATTTTTAGCGCCTCGTAAAAACCGTCTGCCCGGCCGCCGTCTTGACGACCGTTCCGTCCCCGTTCAGAACGGCGGCCTCTTCGGCGCCCTCTGTCGTCTCCCTCGCCATGATCTCGTACTCCGCGCCCAGCGTCCGGATGTCCAAGACAGACTCCAGGGCGAAAATCTGAGCGTCCTTAACGAGACGCATGGACGGCCCAAGCCCGGCATATTCACGCATCCGGATGCGATGCGTTACGTCGGATGCCACCTGCGCCGAGAGCACGCGCTCCCGGCCCACAATCGGCTCGACCGAACCCCAGCGCGTCGCAAGCAGTACCCAGTTCCGGCTTGTGCCGCCGGTCGCGTCCCTCGTCTCCGTCGCGCTCTGTACCTGGATGCGGTGTCGCAGCCGCCCGATTCTCATGGTATTTCAAGCACCCTGTGGCTCCACAGGAGACGCTCCACCGCCAACGGCAACTGCGACGTGATCGTACCGACCACGACCGCCTCCCGGTTTTCGTACCAATGCGAAACAAGCAGCTTCATCGCGGCGCGGATCGAGTCGAAGCCCGTGAAGTCGGTGGAAATCCAATGCGTATCGGTTCCAGCGTCCGTTATATCGATGGCCGCTCCGGCCAGGGAATCGGACAACTTGAACGTCGCTCCGGAAGCCGAAACAACAAAGTAGTCGGTCCCGGCCGCGAGGCCAGTCGGCAGGGTCCCGCTGCTCAGCACGCGGACCTTTGTGCCATTCGCGAACGTGCGCCCCTTTACCGTGCAAGTATCGCTCGTCGCCGCAGTGAACGGCGCCGCCATGCCCGCGATAAAGGAAACCGTCACCGCGTTGGGTACTCCGTATGTGCCAGGCCACGATTGTCCATAGGCCAGAAAAATCCGGCCGGCAACCATATCGGTATCGACCGTGTAGACGCTCGATGCGAGCGTCTGCGCCGCACCGTCCGCGTCGAGATAAACGATTCCTGAAACGGAAAGCAGCGGAGGCTTAGGGATTGGAATGACGGCGGGAAAGAAATCGAGCTTGAAGTCCCAGCTTTGCGCCACGATCGCGCGCGCCGTGAATGCCTCGACATGTTCGCGAGCCGCCGCGATAAGCGTATCGACAAGGCCATCGTCGTCCGTGACTTCGATGCGGCAGTGTGTTTTTGCTTCGGTTCTGGATATCGGTTCTGAGGCGGGCGCCGTATTGAGAGAAATTCCGTAGCGCATTTGCCGATCCGTTTCTTTTTTGTCCGGCGGCCACGGAAAAGAACCGCCGGCGTTTGCTTTAGTCCGCGTCCGCCGCTGGGACTCCACCGGCCCCGGCGATAACCGCGTAGTTCCCCGCCGTGTTGACGACGAAATTCTCGCAATGCGCCATGGCATTCGCCACGGCGTTTGCCGCGATCGTCGCCCCGCTTGCCAGCCCGCGAGTGTTGGAGATAACGCCAGTCGTTCCGCTGGTGACTTCCAGGTACGGCTCGGCCGCATCGGCGTTGTAGACAATGTTATCGAGGAACATCAGGCCAGCGCAAGCGGGAGTGGTCTGGTTGACGCAGGCCGTCGAATAATCGCCCATGAATTCGCAGCGCCGCACCACGCAGTTGTGCGTGGCCCCGACAACCTTCACGCCCGTCGCCGCCCCCGCAACCGCCGGCTCCGCGAGGAAACGGCAATCCTCGATAATCGCGCGATGCGAGGCGGATTGAACGATGACGGAATCCACGAAGTCGTAGCCCGTGGTCCCGCCCCAGTAGAACTCGCAATTCTTCAACACACAATCGGTGTTCCCGGTCTCGATATCCAGGCCCTTGACGATGGCCGAAACGCCGGCAACAAAACGAATGTTTTCGATCTGAACCGAACTGGCGCCCACGGCCGCCGTCGATCCGGTCGCCGAATAGGTGAAGGTCGGACGGCTGGCGCCCCAGCCCAGGCCGATGATTCGGATGCCGGCCACGTCCGCGTCGAATCCATTGGCGGCGCCGATCGTTTCCGCATGGCCAGGCAGCACATAAATCGTATCGCCCTGGTTGGCCGTGCAGGCATTGATGGCGGAATCCAGCGTGGTGAACGCGCTTTCCGGGGATAGCCCGCCGGAGGTTGTCGAGCCGCCGCCGTTGGAGTCCACGAAGAAAACTTTGCCGCGCCCGATGGGCTTGAGCAGGGACGGCGCACCCGGAACGGACTGGTAATTGAAGGGCAGATTGGCCATCTTGACGGCTCCTCGTTTAGGATCCTGCGTTCTTCGTGATGTTTCCGGAAAACTTAATCGTCGCGCTGAATGTCATCCGATCCTCGATCGGGCCGGACCATTCGAAATCGGTCATAAACCCGGTCCCGGTCCAGTTTGCCTTTGTGCTTGAATCGCCGATGGATACCGTGATGGTTTCAGCGGTCGCCTCGATCGGAACAAGCGTGTCGGGATTGAAATTCCCGGAAACCTTCATCTCCCCGGGATCGTTCAACTTCGAGGCAATGAAAGTCTTGTTGCCGAATTTGCCCGCGCCAGCCAAGGCCAGTCCCTGATGGCTGGTTTCAATCGCTTCGCGCTTGATCCCGCTCCAGTTAAGGTCCGTGATCTGCGCGAAGAAGCCGGAGTTAAACGTGATGCTCCCAAGCGATTGACTTGCTGCACTCGTCGCCATGCGCTCTCCTCAATCGTTTACGCGATGGCCGTCTTGGGCACGGGCTGCGGATAGCGCGGCTCGGAAAGAATCCAGAGGCCGCTGGCCGTGATTGTCTTATTCACGGTCTCGGCGATGGTTGCGTATGCGAAAGCGGCACCGGATACGGCCGCGGCAACTTCGGCCGCCGTGATTTCGCCGACCCAGATGTTATTCGCGGCCGCATCGGAGCGATCCGCGAAATTGTAACCGCCGGCGGCCACAGCCGTCAGGGCTTCCCAGGTGTCAACCGATGTTGACGAAAGGCTGAATCGCCGATGCCACGCCATCGCGGTTGCACCGGCCTTCGCCGCATCCGTGCACGCACTGAACGTGACGAGATTGGAGATCGCCGTATCTTCAATCGCGCCGGTCATAATGACGAGCGTCGCGCGCCCGTAATTTCTGAGGCAGATGACATCCGTATCGATCCCGCCGTCGAAGGCGTCGGCGACCGGATAGAATGCCGCGACAACATGTTGGTTGTAAAGTAAGTCCTTGCTCGGCATCGGATGGCTCCCTGTGCTTTAGGCTCGCAGCGCCAGCGTGACAAACGGGCTTTGCTTTGCCGTGCCCTTGAACGGCGTGATTGCGGAAGTGGCCCAGGGCTGTCCGTCCATCTCGAAAATGAACCGGAAAGCCGTCTGATTGAAATCGAACTTGAGATGGATGCTCATGCCGGCCTGCACGGTGCCGCGTGCCATCGTCCCGTACTTGGTCATGTCGGCGAAAATAATGTCGCCTTCCGTCCCCAGCGTAGGACAGTATTCGATCGGCACGATCGGCCGGCCGTAAATCGTTCCGAACGGCGCGCTTGCGATGTTGCCGGCCGGCAAGAAAACGGGAAGCCCGCCGCTGCCGACCGACTTCGTCAGCGCCAGCAGTTGCGGGAGCACGTCCTGATTGATAAGCCAGCTTGCCGTGGCGCTCCCGGACGGCATGCGGGCGTACATTTTTTCCAGGTTCGTCGTGTTCAGGGTCGCGGCCGCCTGCCCGGTCTCCTTCGCGATTTGCACTCGCGGCTCATTCGTTGCCCCGGAAAGAATACCGCGCGGTTGACCGGCGCCGGTCCCGTTGATGATCCCGTCGCCGATTTTGAAATTGATTTCGTCTCCGGCGCGCGCGATCAAAAACGCCTCAAGCTGTGGCGCATGCCTGAGCAGTTTGTCGGAAATGTAGGCGAAAACGTAGAGCTCGCTCGGCGTAAACTTGACGCTCCGGAGCGTCGGAGCGCTCTCCGTCATTCCAGTCAGTTCGGACTTCCAGCGCCCCTGAATCCCGCCGGAGCGCGAACCGTCCGCCCGGCTGGTTTCGTTCGTGGCCGGGTACTCCATCGACTCCGTACCGTCCGGCAGCGGAGGAAGCTGATCGGTCATCTGGAGCAGGCTGTTAGAACTTTGCGCCATGCGGTCCTGGATCGCCGTGGAGAACGCCGGCGGAACCAGCACCCCGCCATCCGATTTGATCCCGGCGCTCATCCCGGTCCCGGCGGCCGCCATCGGCCGGAGACCTTCCGGCATCCCATAGCCGCGGTTGAATGAGTGTACATCCGCCGCAAACCGGCCGAAGCCCCCGCAACCCGAATACCCGCGCGCCGGATCGTCATGGACCCGCTCGCGTAGTTCGGATGTCACCGCAGTTTCATCTTTCGGCAGCACCTGCACGGAGGCCGCTACAGTCTGCGTCCTTGCGCCAGCGCTCTTCGCCAAATCCGAAATCTTTTGTTCAATGCCCTCAAGCACCTGCTGCCGCTCCGCGACCAGGGCCTCGATCTGCCCATGAATCGCATCCGATTCGTCAAGGCGCGCCTGAATCTCGGCGAACTCCTCATCGCTCGGCTCGCGCTTCTCCGAGCTAGCCTTGGCTTTCAAGGCCTTCGCGGCCTCCAGCTTTTGGGCTCGCAGTTCCCGTAATTCTTTCAGCGTCATGGTCATCCCTTTCGCCGGAAAACAAAAAAGCGCAGTCAAAGCCTCTATGGCCTTGCTGCGCAGTCATTGCCGCGTGTTCGGTTGTACTTCTACGGCTTCCTGCAACTGCTCCGGGTCATTGCCCGGCCTCTCAAGATGGTGCTGTAACGCAATGCCAGAAATATGTCAACGAAAAACTTTTCAATTTTCTTTTGCCAACCGAATCAGCAGGTCTGCCTTGGCGCCCCGTCCCAGGCGCCGGACAGCCTTGTCCGCCGCGAACGCCATGGCCTCATCGAGCGTACCCACCTGGTCAATGAGCCCGAGTTTTTTCGCCTTCGAGGCAATCCACACCCGCCCATCCGCCAGGGCAGCAGCGTCTTTCCGCCCCATCCCGCGACCGGCGGCCACGGCATCCACGAATTTCTGGCTGTAATCGTCCACGATCTCCTGGATCTGCGAGAGCTGCTCACCGGTTATCTCGGTCCCCGGCTGGCCGCCGCCCTTCCAGGGCCCGGACGAGACCACGTGGACCTTGATGCCCTTGATGTCCGCAGCTTTACTCTCGTCGTGAACCACGGCGTATGTCCCGATCGAGCCAACCAGCGCCATTTCGTTGGCGATGATCTTTTTTGCCTGCGAGGCCACCCAGTACGCCGCGCTCGCCCCCTGGTCCTCAATAAATGCCGTCACGGGCTTGGCCGAGGCCGCCACGTCGGCCGCAAGCTCCTGCGTCCCGGCCACATGGCCGCCGGGCGAGTCGATCCGGAGCAGGATCGAGCCGACCTCCGGGTCAGCATTGGCCATCCTAACCGCGAACCGGCTACGAATAGTGTTCGTCCCCCCGAGCTTCGAGTCGAATTTCGACATGGGGCCATCGATCCCGATCGCCGCAACGCCATCCATGACCTGATACATAAGATTTTGGTTCGCATCACGCATGATTTTCGTCACGCCGGCCGCCCGCATGTCGTCGTTTTCGCGCAGCGCGTCAACCGCCGACTTAACGGGCGAGACATCCGGAATGGGCGCCCCGCTCTTGATGTAGGCGAGCATCGCTTCCGCCCAACCCGGATCGATTGCCCAAGGGCCGGCGTGCATCCGGACGCACTTTGGATTATGTAACATTTTCTTTCCCCTTTAAAGTCCGCCCATGAGCAGAAGTTCCTCTTCGTCCGCCTTGATCATCCCATCGGCGGTCGGCAATCGAATTTCGACGGCCGTTTCCGCCCCGCCGAGTCCCATACATCCCTGGATGCCAAGCCCAAATCGCGCCATGCTGGCGTGGACTTCCGCTCCGGCGGAAACAAAACAAGCCGGGACGCGCCACCTGGCGCGCGCCGGGAGCGGCTTGACGAGGGAGCCGGTCTTTTTCTTGACGACGATATCTGGCAATACCGCCGGACCGAACATGTAAAGCGGCACAACGACGCCAGACGGAACGCCGACGGACACGGACTCTCCTGGATAGTAGCGTGGAGCGAAGAGCCCGGCCGCAAAGTAGCGTCGTGGAAACATAAGTTAGCTCGCATCCAGCGTTACCGCCGTTCGGTTTCCATCCGTGTCCACGGTGGCGGAAATTCGGTTCTTCGTGTCGTTGGTGTCTCGAATGGCTATCGATGTTGTCGCGGCTCCGGACAATTTCCCGGCCAGCGCCGCCAAGATCAACCGCTGCGCTTGCCTGAGCGTCATACCCGTCTCGACGCCGGCCGTACGATCCATGATCTCATCGACAGCCTCGCCGTCGATTCCGGAAACCGCGACCGATCCGAATGGCAAAATCACGTAACGGCTCGTGTTGTCCGGCGGCGTAATCCAGTCCCGCGCCACCAGCGCGCGTTTACTCGATCCGATATAATCCTCGATCAAACGCGCCTGCCCGGCCCCGGTCCCGGACTCAATCATAATCAGCATCCGGTTGTAGAAATCGTTTTCCGCCGATTCGGTGGCTTGAAGGTCGATATAGGTGACATCGCCTCCCTGCGCCAGGCCGATCGCCAGATCGCTCGCGGAACGCATGTTCCCGCGGGAGTCTATGGCGAAATAAGCTCCAGCCGCCGGAGCTCCGACCAAGACTGGCCGATCCAGATAGGCCGTTTGCGATGTTCCATCGTAATCGTTGATTATGCGATTCTGACCGGCGGAGGCCCCGGTTGCAATCGTGATCGTTGTCCGGTTGTAGAAATCGTCAACGCCGCTGGCCCCCGCATCGAGCACAAGCGCTTGCGTCGTCGAGCCGGCCTGGAACTGGCCGATGCGAATAATTTGAGCGGCGTCAATCTCCGCGATCATCGTGGCATAATTTTTCCCGAGCAGCCCAGTCGCGGCCCAGACCGCGCCGGCAACATCTCCGGCGCTCGGAAGCGCGGCAAAGAGAGCCGCGATATCAGAGGCATCGGCCGGGTCCGGTGGAAGATTATCCGTCTTTGCCTTGATCGAATCGAGGTCCAATCCTCCAGCATCCGAGATCGGAAGGCCGCCAACGCCGTCGGCCGCCGCATTCGGAAGCGCGGTCAGCCCCAGGCGTACGCCATCCTGCGGGTTGTAGGCGACAAGGATGATTTGAACCGGAAGCGCCGCCGCGCCGGATGCCGTGAGAAAGATCGTGAGCGACTGGCAGGAGTTCGTTGAGTTCACCCAATCCAGATGGATTTGAATCTCGTAGACTCCTGGCATGTTGGAATCATCGACCGGAGCGATACGGATGTTCGTGTTCGCATCCGGCGCGGCGTAGGTTCCGAGCGTCGCGATCGTCTGGGGGGTAATGGCTCCGGAAATCGCCTCTCCATTGCGTACATACCGGCAGGAGAAATCCGAAAACACCAGGCCCGACTTGCCGGATCCATCCGTCGCCGTCGAATCCTGCACGAAGACGTGAAAGATCAGCCCAGCCCCAGCGCTTGCCCCGCGCACAATTTGACGCTGCATCTCAGCCCCTCATTCCGCCGGCCATGCCGGGATGAACAAGCAAACCGCCGCCCGAAGCCGCGACACCGGTAATACTCTGCACGATCACGATCCCCTGGCCACCGTTGCCACCCGCGCCGCTATTCGAACCGTTCAGCGCGCCGCCGCCGCCGCCTCCTCCTCCGCCATAGATACCACCGTTGCCACCAGAACCGGCCACTCCGCTCGCAAACGCCCCGCCCCCGCCGCCGCCTGCCCCGCCACGCGGCTCATTCGTGACGGCGGAATCGCCAATGCCGCCGCTATTCGTTCCGTCGGCGGCGCCGCCACCGCCCCCGACTAAAGTCGTGGTTCGCGCGGCACTGCCTGAATCGCCACCCTTGGCGCCGGCTCTTGCGGTCGGCGTGGTATTTAGTCCGCCCGCACCGCCACCGCCACCAGGCTGGCGCATCGTACCGGCCGACCCTTGCACGGCAGTACCGTTTACGCTTCCGCCACCTCCGTTCGCACCGGCCTCTTCTCCGACGCCGCCAGTTCCTCCGGTCGAGCTTGTGCCCGTTGTTCCGGCGCCACCTCCGTTACCCGTACCGGCTTTTACAAAAACCGAAAAATGAGAGCTTGAACCGACCATGCCGGCGACGCCATTCGTGTTGTCCGCGGTTGTCGCGAGCCCTCCAGCGCCGCCCATCCCGATACTCACATCCATCGAACCGCTAAGCAGTGGACCGCCGATAAACGCGCTGGTAAATCCTCCCGCGCCACCACCGGCCCCACCGCATGAATTCGTGCCGCTCGCGCGCCTTGCTCCAGAGCCACCTCCACCGCCGCCGCCAATCGCGATAATGGAAACACCCTGACAATTCGCCGGCCTTGACCACGTAGCGGAGCCGATGGCTGTATAGATATTTATATCGGCCATTTTAGTTTCCCACCACCAAGCACAAACCATCACCGCCGTTACCGCCAGCCCCGCTATTGTATCCGTTCAACGATCCGCCTCCGCCACCACCGCCACCGCCGAATTGACCATGACCGCCAGAACCGGAAATTATAAACGGTATGGGAACAACACCGGTACTCCCAGGACTACCACCGCCGCCTCCCACGCCCCCGCGAGCCATATATCCAGAAACCGAATTTCCGCCGATACCATGCACACCAAGCGGAATAGCACCGCTGCCTTGGAATCCGCCGACAATAGCAGTCGGCACAACGGACGAGCCACCGCTCCCGCCGGCATTTCCTCCAGATAGTCCGTTACTTGCCGTCAACGATCCGCCGCCGCCGCCGCCAGTCGCACCCCACAGCGTAGTGGCCGATGCACCGGTACCGCTTGCGCTTCCACTTCCGCTTCCGCCGGCAGTCCCAAGCCCAGATTGTATGCCTTTCCCGGCCGCACCACCAGCATGCAGGCTACTCGTGCTCCCAGCAATGCCACCGAGCCCGCGTTCGCCACGAAGCCATGCCGCGAACGTCGTATCGACGCCATTCGATCCGGCGTTTCCGTCAGTGTCGTCCGTACCCGCTCCGGCTCTGCTCGCCGCTCCGGCCGGGAATCCTCCAGCACCGCCACCGCCAATCGTGATGACCGTCGTCCCGGAGAGGATCGAAGCCGGGAAAGAATTGTAGGCCAGCCCCGCGCCGCCACCGCCACCGCCACCGCCGCGAATGCCACCGGCAGCGGCCCGCCGTCCCGACCCGCCGCCGCCACCGCCGCCAACAACCCATATTTCGACATCAACCTCTGTCGATTTTGTAAAATTACCGGAGACGGTAAAAAGCGTTACAAGGGACATTCGACCCCCTGAACAAAATGCACGGGGCCAGATTGCTCCACACGCGAGCCGATTTGCATTTCGATTATGTCGTCGGTTTCCGTGCGAAGCACGGGACGAATCCAGGGCAGCACTTCATCGATTGCGGCGCGCGGACTGGTCGCGAGCAGTACGAGCATTGCCTCGAACTCCAGCCGGATGCGCGGATGTCCGGTCAACAGCGGGAGAATCGCCGGCATGTGCGGCAGGACAAACGCCGCAAGCTCATACCCGCTCATGCGCTTCTCGAAGGTCCCGCGCGGCCAATGCCATTTGAACGTGACCGGCTCTCCGTTGTCGGGCTCGATTTCAGCCCGATGCCGATATTCCCGCGCCGCCGCAAGATCAAACATAAGTTGTCACCACCACGATTCCGCTCGCGCCAGCGCCACCGGCGCCGCCGGTCGAACCTCCGCCGCCACCACCGCCGCCGGAACCATACAGGCCGCCATTACCGCCCACGCCGCCAGTTCCGCCGTGCTGTCCACCGCCGCCACCGCCACCGGCGCCGCCGCGTGGCTCATTCGTTGCGGCGGGATCGCCAGATCCGGCATTCGGACTTGCGCCACCCGTGCCACCACTGCC